TTGCGGGCACGATGACACTGTTCGACGAGCAAGACGTTTTCGCACCGTACAGGCCGCTGGCAAAGGCAGGCCGCGTCACCCTTGACGCTGTCGCTGTCGCCCGCAACTTTGCGGACGCGTTGGCGGTGGCTGAGCTACAAACCCTCAACCAACTGTTCATCGACCAGGACCTGCACATAATCAACTCCCAGAACTGGTCATTGGGACGCCCATCCAAGCCGACACTAACCACGTCGACCGAAGGTGGAACGATCGCGAAAACAGCGAAAGTTGTTGTCGAGATGGCCGCACGATCCGGCGCCAACTACTTCGTAGGCGGAGCCAAAAGCGGCGCTACTCAAGCGTCGGAATCAGAAAAAATCGAAACGGGTTCAACAGCTACCAACTCGATCGGAGCGTCTCATGCTGCGATCAAGGGTGCCGTCGCGTACGACTGGTATGTCGGCACAGAAGGCGGGAAACTGTTCTACTACACGACCACGACGGTCGCGAAAGTAGTGATCACTAAAATCCCAACCGAAGCGGCAGCTGTTCCTAACCTGCCGCTCATTAGTGCTGGTACGCCGTCCGCTGAACCGCCTACTGAAGACAAGAGCTTCAGTAACAACTGGTACAACGGAATTCTGGCCAGCACGCTCGGTGACTACGGAGCGACCGGTCCCGTTACACCTGGGTCCGGGTCGGCGTCGGGAGCGACGTTTATCGACTTTGGTGGTGCGAAAATCACTGCTGAAGGCGCAAGCGTCGGAGTGCTCGACCAGATCAACGACGAACTCTGGGCCAACGTACAGTTGTCCCCGACGTCATACATGGTCAACTCGTTGCAGGGAGATGAGATCTCAAAACTCATCCTCGGCTCGAGTGCAGCGCTCACGTTCCTGCCACCCACGGACGCGGATGCGCGTACGAACCTGGCAGGAGGCGGATATGTGGGCCGCTACATCAACAAGGCAGCAGGCGGAGTGCCCGTCATGATCGAGGTGCACCCTCGTGTGGCTCCCGGAACCATCGTCGCCCGTACCGATCGCGTGCCCTTCCCGGGCAGCAACATCGGTTCGGTCTACGAGGTCCGGTGCCAGTACGACACGATGCGCTTCGACTACGCAGCCAACTACAACCCCGGCGAAGCTGGGGGCGGACCTCGATACGACTTTGAGATCCGGTCGATGGAGACCCTCATCAACAGGGCTCCAGTGGCGCAGGCTGTCGTAAGTAACGTCGGCTAGCCGACTCCTCACATCTCTGCTCATCCGCTCGAGCGTTTTCCCCTGAGCGCACGGCGGGTGAGCAGATTCAACTTATACAGGAGGTCCCCAAATGACCCAGATTCATCAAGTCATAGCGTCCGAGGAGGCACGCCACGAAATCGATCCCCTCCGGGGGTCAATCGTACGCAAGGAGCAGGTACTAAAGCGAGGGTCCGTGGAGAAGATTGCCTCCCCTGAGCACGGCGGATTCTCTATCTCTGATGACGGGACGTTTGATGTACCTGAGGAGCTAGCAGAGTTCTATCTCAAACAGCCGGACTGGTATCAGGGTCCGAACCCCTTCGTGCAGATGGAGGAGCAGAAGGCAAAGGTTGCTACTAAGCCTAAGAGGTCTGCAGCCGCGAAGTAGCGGGAGACCCTGTGCCTGCGTTTGTCCCCGAACCATTTGACGCGCCCGTCGTCAGTCCTGATACGGCGACACTATTCAGGCGCACACCTTACATTTCGCCGAGTGAGTACCGGCAAGCTCCAACAGCAGTAGCCTCGAAGGGACTGATACCCGGCGGTTCAGAACCCGAACAGCTAGCGGAGCTCGCCGCAGTCATCAGCCGAGCCAGCGACTGGGTAGACACCATCTGCTTCCACCGTGCAGACGGCACGCTGGCGGCTAGCCCGTCTACGGAGTCTGGCTGGATCACGCCGAAAAACGGTGGCTTGCTGTCGCTCATCTGCAACTACAAGCCGATCCTCGAGGTGGATGCAGTGGCGGTTGGTCCAGGGCCGGCGAACATGGAGAGCCTCGGCAGTACCGCTGCACAAAACATCACCATTCAAGGGCCAACCATTCAGGTCCCTGCATGCGGCGGCGGGTTCGGTCCACAACCGCAACTAGGTGGTTTCCCAACCGTCAACGGAAAGATCTACGTCGTATGGGTATACGTCAACGGGTACCCTCACAGTTTCCTCGCAGAAGAAGCAAAAGCGGGGGAATCGGTGTTGAAGGTTGCGCCGTCGAACCCTGGCGGCACGACCATGTACGGGGTGTATGGGGGCTCGCAGCTCACCATTCACGATGGCGCTAATACAGAGGTCATCGTCGTGACCTCCATAGAAGAGTTGACGCTGAACCTGCAGTCGCCGCTCCAGTACGATCATGAAGTCCCGGACGCACCGGACTCTGTGCGTGTGTCGGCGGTGCCATGGATTGTGGAGCAGGCCACGATCTCTCTCGTGTCGAGCCTGATCAAGATGCGCGGTTCACGCGCCATGGTCATCCCGCAATCCCCTTCAAGCGGCGGTCCGGCTAAGCAGGCGTATTCGCAGCCAGGCGGGAAATCAGATTACGAAGCGGCGGTCACGATGCTCAAGCCGTTCGTCGTGCCGTACTTGAGATCGACATGAGCCGCGTCGCTATGCGCACGGCAGTAGCGGAATTCTTCGCTCAAGCTAGCTTGCAATTTGTGGGGCAAGTCTATTCGGCTCGTCCAGAAGTGCTGTCAGAGCAGGCTTACGAAGCTAACCGAATGGGCGAAGCGGTCGCATCGGATAACGGATCTAGCGCTGTTCTCGTTGTGGGTATACCGTCAGATGATCGTATGCGTCGCGCTGATACGGGACGTGGCGCGGTCAACGACAGTCACATTTACAGGATCGCGATGGAAGTGTTCTTCGCAAGCACGGGCGGTGATGCTGTTGCGGCTCAAAACGATTACGACACTGTTGTTGACCAGATGGTCAACCTGATTCGCTCTAACGCAACGCTTAACGCTTCAGCGACGGTTTGGTCTGCCGGTGAGTACGAGCAGGGCGTGCAGCATCAGCAAGGAGAGCCGTACACGGACGCAGATGGGCTGACTGTTTTCATTCCCGGAGTCGTGAAGTTCGAGGCTTGGGAATGGGTCGCTGGCAACGTATAGGAGAAAACCTTGACTGGAAACACCGCACCCTATGGAGAGATCGAGTTTGTGAACACGGACACCATGCTTCGCGTATGGACCAAACTCACGCGCCCGGACGGGCGGACGCTTGAGCTGGCGGCCGGAGAGGCTGTTTTGCTTGCGCTGCCACAGGACTTCAGCGACCCCTACTTGAAGGCCGCAGGCAAGCCGAGGAAGGCCGCAATTGCAAGTGGGCCGGCCAACGAGGACGCAGAGACACCCACCACCAATAAGAAGGAGACGCCAAAGTGACGTTCTTTAGCGCAATCCCAGTACCCGAGACTACCGTTGGGATCGCCAAGGAGGTCACTCGTGGCACCCCCGTCGCCCCCGCATTCTGGCTGCCCATTATGGGTCCGAAGTACAAGCCTGATCTCCAGTTGCTCCCAGACGAGGGTCTGCGAAGCTCGATGGTGACGCTATACGACGAGGTTCCCGGCCTGCGGTTCGACAGTCACGGCTGGGACTCGTACCCCTACATGGACACGCTACCAGTCTTCCTTGAGGCCATCCTAGGCTCCAAAGACACACTCACAGCCGCACCAGCATCCACCGTACTAGTGGCAGAAGCAGCGGCAGGCGCAACAAAGATCATCACCGAAAAAACGATTGCGGAAGGCAGCTACGTCACGATCGGAACGCCAGGGTCCACGATCGAGACTCACCTAACCAAGACCGTGACAGAAAAAGGCGCTAAAGAATTCGAAGTAGAACTAGCCTACAGCCTCGGGTTCAAGCACGCCAACGGTGCCACGGTCACAGGCTTGACTAAGCACCAGTTCAGCCTCCTCAACAATGCGCCTGCCGAAGGCAACCAGCCTCCAAGCTGGACCCTCTCCGACTTTGGTGGTGAGACTAACTGGCGACAGCTACCAGCGGCCCAACTCGATTCGCTCGTCATTAGCGGTGCCGCCGACTCGTTGCCAAAGATGGCTACCAACTGGTTCGCTAACGCGGCAGTGACACCAAGCGCACCCTCGCCATCGTTTTCTACAGCCGAGGCACCTCCAGGCTGGACAGTGGTCGCCAGCATTGGCGGCACACGCATCGGATATCTCGCGTCATGGGAGTTTGACCTAAAGCGCAACGTGAAGAACGTGCCCGCGATCACTGGTACGCAGAACTTCTATCAGCACTATGCAGGCGCGATAGTCGCTACTGCGAAGGTGACCCTGTTGGAGGACCCTAACGCGACGTGGCTGACGGCCTACGAGAACGGCACACTCGAGTCCATCGATCTAACCCTCAGCGATGTACAAAACGGTTGGGCAGCAAACCTGCATTCCACCAAGGCGAAGTTCACAAGCGGTGAGCTTGACCGCAGCAAGGAGTACGTCGAGGTGCCGCTCGATATTCAGCTCATTCCGTCCGCAGAAGACGCTCTCGCCGGAGGCGTCTCACCGATCATCGCCACAGTGGCGAACGCTAGAACGGAAGAATACTAGAGACCTTCGACCGAGTATTTGGATTCTACTTTGAGGTTCAGGCCAAACTGGACTGTCGCTGCCTTTACGCCTTCGGGTAGTTCGTAGACGACGCAACCGGTCTCTTTACCACCCGGCACAAGCGTAAAGCTCCCGTAGTCGAAGTCTGTGCAGCCGGCGCGTTCATCGCCTAGCGCAGACGTGTAGGTCTGGCCGTTGGTTCCAATGACGGTGGTATCAACATCGGCGTCGCTAGAGACCGTGTTAGGGCTGGTATTGGTGATGCCCAGTTCGACGGCTATAAATCGTTGACCTTGCTTGGGTGTCTCATATTCGTTGTTGGTGTTGATCGAGTCCCAAACGGTCACATTGATGCGGAGTGGGCTAGCCGCCTTCTTCTTTGCGGGCTTGCGGCACTTCTTCGCACCGGCACGGTGGGTGACTGTTTTGCAAACCGGCTTAGTGGCGGCAACCGCGGGTCCGGCGATCGTACCGGCTGCTAGGGCAGCCAATGTCAGTGCCAGGGTCAGGCGCTTCATCCTCGGTCTCCCGTGTTCGTTGTAGCTGCTCCACATTTCGGACTTTCTCGACATATTTGGCTTGTTTACTTTAATTCTGCAAAGAAAATTGCAGTCCGTCATAGGAGGCATAGTGAAGACAGTCACCATCAAGGGCGGCACCGCCAACCTTAGGGAGGGGCATGAGATCAAAATCCGTCACAGGCGACTGGTCGAATCGGCTGCGGTAGCGGCTTCATCAGCGCTAGCTAAGCTCCCACCCGATGTGGGCAGCTTGGATGACCCGATGGCTCTCAGCGAGCTGGATCTGAGCGAAGCCGAGGCTACGTCCCTGTTCAGGCTGCAGGACGCAACCATCGTCGCCACCCTGGAGTCCTGGACACTGTCGGACCCCATCCCTGACATGGACACGATAGGGGACATGGACCCCGACGCCTACGAAAAGTTGGCAGAAGAGACACGCTCCGTGGGAGCGTCGGTCGTGTCCACCAACTTCGATCCCGGGGACCCATCCAGTCCGGAATTCGAATCGAGCCCTACTACGCCCTCAGGCGTCTCAGAGGACGACTCGAGGGCAGACCAGGAGCAGGAGTCGACCAGGACACCGAACACCGATGGACCGAGTACCAGTTCCGTAAGTCCTTCCCAGGACTAAGCCACGAGGATTATCTGAACGAACCGGCGCAGACGGTCGACTGGATGATAGCCCTCGCCAACCTGGAGGCGGACATACAGGAGAGCAGAAGGCAAAGAGAAGATGCCAGTAGACGACGCTAGTACGCAAGCAGCGTTGACTGCTCTAGCCGGTCGCCTGAGTGTTGCGGGAGAGAAGATAGCCGCGAAGGCGGCACTCGCCGTTCAAGCGGCGGGTATGTCATACACGCCCGTGAAGCGAGGAACACTGCGTCGATCGTGGCGCATCGAGCTCGCTAGCACGGGCAGCGGTGTCTTTACCGCGCGAGTGGGTCCCTCCGTCGTATACGCCCGGCGAATCGAGCTTGGGTTCTACGACCGGTCCGACTCGCTAGGAAGGCACTACATGCAGAGAGGTAAACCGTACGTGAGTAAGGCATACAAGTCCGTGGTGCCGAAGATACTGTCGTACGCACGCTCTATAACAGCAGCGGCCCTAAGGGGGTAGTGGGATGGACGGCGAGTATCTGCCCCCCGTAGTTGTGGAGATAGTGGTAAATGACGCGACTGCTGTGGCCAAAGTGGGCGAGTTCAAGGTAGCCTTGGCTAGCACCGCTTCCGGGGTGAGCACGAGTACAGGGAACATAGGTAAAGATCTAGAGGGCATAGGAGTAGGTGCCGCTACCGGAGTTGCCTCCACCGAGAGGGCGATGAGCGGCGTAGGTAACGCGGTTAGCAACGCTGTAAAAGACGTGGAGGCAAAAAGCAGCGGATTCGCCTCCAGGATGGGCAGCCTATTCGAGAGTGTCGGCAACGCGATGGGCAGCTTTGGTATTCCGTTCGGTAACTCCGTGAAGAAGATGGGATATTCCATCAACGAGGGAGAGCAAGCTGGGAAGGGGTTCTCTGCTTCTCTGAAGTCGCTGGCGAAAGTAGCTGCTGGCGCAGGTCTGCTACTGGCGGCCGGTATCGGAGTGGCGGCCATCAAGGCC